ACACGCCATAGCTCGGAAGCTCGAACACAATATACTGTTCGCCGTTGCTGCTGGCTGTCATGGTGTAATCGTCTTTGGTCACAGTCAGGGTCAATTCTTCCAGCACACCGATGTCAACTGTCAGTCTGGGCAAAAGCATAGCATTAAATGCATCTTTAATTTCTGCATCACTGGACAAAGCGAACCTTTCACACACGCTGTCCGGCAACAGGTTTGCCTTATTCAAAGCCGAACCTTCTTCAATGGGTTCGTCTTCCAGTTTCAAATACTGGTATTTTTCCAGCGTCCCGCTCTCGTCATAGACGCCGTAGCGGATTGCGCCATTGTCCAGCACCTTGGATGGAACTCTATCCTTCATGCGATCACTCCTCTGATACCGCTGATTGTCACGCCGGAATGGCGAAACGCGGTTTTCATTTTACTGATTATTTCATCAATATCCATCAGGATTTTCTCGATGTCGTTCGCGCTTTGAAACCCAAGCTTGCGCATGGTTTCCGGAACCTCTGGCGTGGAGCCATAAACAGCAATCACGCCACGCAGTGTGCGCAAATCCTCCAGGTAGTGGTCCATCTGGCCGGGTGTCTGCACACTGTCGTCCGTAAAATCCACTTTAGGGTCGATGCGTATAGTGTAACCGCAATCCTCCAGCAGGTCCCGCACGTAGAGCATGGCCGCGCCGACACGGTTCAAGTCGGAGGTGTTGTAACTGCCCTTCAAGTCGGACAGGTATTCCTCCACCTCTGACGCCGTAGCAGTTCCGGCTCGAATTTTCGTTGTCAGGGTTTGCACCCTGGTCACGTCCGCCCTTGTACGGTCCGTGATAAGGTGCAGGCCATAGTACAGCGTCAGTGTCTGGGTGCTGCTGGTGCCGATGGAGTTTATCATGGTCAGCGCAACGACATACACGTCTTTTGCCGTCCGCTCCGCTTCCGTCGCCCAGGTGTTGCCCTCGGTGTTGGTCCAGGTGCAATCCACGCCGTTGACCGTGCCGCTGACGTAGATCACGTCAGACGGCAGAGTCACGTCCAGTGTTCTGGTACTCATTCGATCACCACACTAATGATGACGCTCGCGCCGGTGTTGGCCGGGTTAGGCGTGATAGTGGCGGACTTGATGACAGGCGTGGAAGTGTCCAGGGTGACAGTCCGGGTCACGCTGCTGCTCTTGCCCGCCGCGTCAGTTGCTGTCACCACAATGGTGTTCGTGCCTTCGGCCAGCGTCAGAGATTTGGAGAAGCCGCCGTCACTTGCCACTGTCACGGTGCCCTGGTCCGTGCCGTTCAGGGTGATTGCCACGGTAACAGGGGACGACGTTGCATCATTGGTGCTGCCCTTGACCGTCACAGAGGCCGTGTTGGTGATGAGGTCCGCCGTCGGTGCTGTGATGTTCAGCGTGGGCGGAACCGTGTCCACTGTAAACGTCGTGCTCTTAGCCGTCGCCGTGTTGCCGTCATTGTCAGATGCCGAAATAGTTACAGTGTGCGCCCCGTCCGACATGGCGCTGGCCGGGGTGTAGGTGTAGCTGTAGCCATTAGTAATGGCCGTCTTGGCCAGCGTGCTGGATGCCACCGCCGTGCCGTCCAGTTTGACCACCACGCTGTCCGTGTTGACGCCGGAACCGCCGCTCTCGTCGGTGACAGTAAACACCACCGGCTGCTTGCTGTTGGTGACATAAGCCCCCCCGGAAGGGGACAGAATGGAAATGACCGGGGGCACAATTTCGTTGACAACAAAGCGCAAGCCCGTCAACGTGCTGCCGTCTGCTGTTGCCGTGGTCCCTGCGTCGTTGGTTGCCTCCACGGTCACATTGTAGAAGCCACCGCTCAGATTGTACGATGTGGAGCCTGGGGCCGTCACCGTCGCCTCATACGCTCCCGTGGCGCTGTTGTATGTCAGGGTGTACCAGGTCCCATTGACCTGCGCCCTAACTGTTTTGATAGCCAATCAATACACCTCCCGAATATGCTGTGCCGGACATGACCCAGACCGGCTTTAATTCCTTGGTTTCTTCCGAAACGAAAACAGATAATTTGATTTTGCTGTTGATAGTCGCCGGATTAGTGGCAAACTTGGCGCTGTTGATGATCGGAATGGTAATAGTGTAAGTATCAGCCATTAAACCACCTCGCCAAGGTCCCAGTAGACAACGACGCAGCCAGACGCGCCAGGCGAACCAGTGCCGCCGGTTCCAGGCTTCACATCGACGGTCCAGATTTCCCCACCGTCTGCGTCGTAGCCCGAAACGTGCTTCACGCCGACAGAACCGCCGGACCCGTGCCTTGCACCGTCGCCGGAATTTTGGAGCGGGACCTTCACACCGGTCCGCCCGTAGGAATTGCCGCTGGTGATATCCGCATAACCGTTTTCGTACACCTTGCCGTCCGCGCTTGTGTACGCGCCGAAGGTCGTGTCACCGCCCATGCCGCCCTCACTGTCGCCGCCTGCACCGATGGTCACAACAAACGTCTGCTGGCTGTTGACGTCGATTGTGCCGCTCCAGACGTTTCCGCCGGAACCATCAACACCATCTTCACCGTATGTGTCAAACGTACCAGCCTGGCCGCCGGTGCTTCCCTGCCCGCCGCCCACGAGAACGACACGCAAGGTAGACACACCAGATGGAACCTCCCATGTGCAGTCTTTTGTGATGATAGTGCGGTCCTGGTACAGGAAAGCACCGTCAGCTTGCAACAGGGTAGATTTGCAGTTTTGCATAACGCCGTTGTTGAAACTAAACGCCTGATAAATGCGTCTCCCAGTGAACGCGCTGGATTCATTCAGCCACACAGTGTCCACGTCTCCGATCTCGCAGGAAGGGTCGCCACGTCCGATGATTTCATACTGGTTTCCACCGCAAGCGGACAAAATCATCTTTGCAGCAGAATCGGCCTGCGCTTCTGTGCGAATAAATGGGTTCTTGATGCTCTTTGTCGTGGATGAAGACGCCGAATTGCCGGAAACTGCATACTGTGTGTCGTCCGAAAATGTGAAGACAACAGACGAAACGCTGTCATTTGCCTTCATCGTTGGCCGGGCTGTCATGTTGTTCAGGTCCAGCTTGTTCCCCTGATTCCACAGCGGTTCGGCGGTCAGATAGCCGGTCTCTGCGTCAGCTCTGGGCCATGTGCCGGTAGCCTGACACAGCCACAGCAAAATGTCTCCGCATGCCTGGCCGTTCACATCGTCCGCCGATTCTACGGAGACCGGAAGGTCGCCGTAATCACGGTCTGCGCAACACCTGTTCTCGAACGTCGTACCCAGCTGTCTGACAATGGATTTCAGCCATTCGTTCAGCGTTGTTGGAAGGGTTTCCGGTGCGGAATAAACCAGATTTTGCAACAGGCCCAGAATGTCAACTGTGCTCCACTGCATTGTCATTCCGCTGTCTGCTGTGCTCCAACCATTTTCCTTGACGTAATAAACGCCGACGTGTTTCCAGTCGTTCCCGTCGTCTGTCTCAACACCGATGGAAATATCAATTCCTTGCCGCTCCTCGATGGACTGAAAGACGCTGTTCTTGTTCAGCGGGTCATATCGCCCCTCTGTGTTGTCTGTTTTAATCGTGCAGGTGCCGTATGGAATCTTCAAGCAGGAAACATCGCCCTGCTGCACAACGTTAAACTGCGACATTGTGCCTTCATCCCATTCTTCATACAGACCGGGAATGATTTCGGCGATTCTCGCACGTCTTCCAGGCATGTTCCATTTTTCGATTGTGACGCAGATTGCATCCGGGCTATTGACCGTGAATCCCTCTATCACAATTTTGTTTTCCATGTTTCCCGTGAAGGATTTGGAGAAATAGACTTCCCCGCCGCTTTTGATGTCCACGGTAAAATCAGAGGGAATGCCGTCGTAGTCCTCTGTTGGGAAATAAACCGAACACGCCTGCAAGATAGACACATTGTTGAATGTTTCTTCAACGAAAACAGGCGGGTCAAACACGCCGTCATTGTCGCACACTGCATCACTGACAAATCCGATTTGGCCGCTTGCATCATCCGGGTCGTCCGGCAGGAATTCCGATGTTTCATCAAGAATCCAGCGGTTGTGTTCCAACGTGGAATAGTAATCAAGCGTCATTTCTTTGTCGTGCAGCTGTTCCAGATTGCACCACGGAATAGCGCCGGAACTGTTCGCTTCCCCAAATGTGATGTCCGGGTCTACGATGTACACGACAGCTTTTAACAGGATTTTTCGGGTGTCACCGGTGATTGCCCGTTTGTATGCCGCTGTCTGCTCAATCACTGGGTTCCACCTCCTGCAATTCTACGGAGAAATCCGCCCAGACCGGGATGATGTTTGCTGTGCCGTCCGCTCTGACAATGCGTGACCACTGGAATTTAGGGCGAACATAATCCGTCACGAAGAAGGTTTTCAGCAGCATTTCCCCGTCTGCCTCCTGCGGCAGGAAGGCACACGAAATCGGTGTCTTCCTGCCCTTCTCGCAACTCTCGATTACCTTCGCCACGGTGTCGTTGTCGAAGTAGCCGTACTGATAAGAGATGCACCACACTTCCCCGCGCACTTCCTTGACCGTGCGTCCGGAAATCATCTGCACCTCTGTTGCCAACAGCTCTTTGCGCGGATAATAGCCACCCTTCCTGGATTCCGGCATAACAATGGAATTGCCGCCGGTGTCTAAAATCAACTGTGTCAATTCGCTCATTGTGTCCTCCTTATGCCGGGTTCAGAATCGGTGTGCCGTTGGAGCTTGCAACATCAATAAAGCTGTTTAGGTAGTAACGCGCAAATTCATGTCCGTCCGGCATGACAAGGCTGATCGTGATAGGCCCGCTTGACGTGGTGTTATTCCCGCTGTAAGCCGCGTTAATGGCGGCAGCGGAGGAAACACCCATAGCCGAACTGGCGAAATCCACGGTTCCTAAGTCGTAGTTGATGGTTGCCGCATTTTGCAGGTCGTCGGTCATGTCTTTGATTGCGTCGATTGCTTCACTGGCCCCGTTGTAGATGCCGACGGCAATACCGGCGGGAATCATAGCGCCAACCAGGTCTCGGAACTTCTTCGAAGGGGAGGCGATGCCCAGGGCGTCCTTTGCAGAATCCAACAGGCTGGACGCAAGGCTGGACACGCTGTCGGTCAACCACGACCATCCAGCGGAAAGACCGTTCCAAATACCGGTGACGATGTTGGAGCCGATGTCATAAAACTTCGACGGCAAATCACTGACTGCATCCGGCAGGCTAAGGAATTTTTCTTTCATGGCCTCTACTTTTTCATTTGTGGCAGTCAGAACATTGGACATGACGTTACTGAAATTTGAATAAAGGTCAGACATTGTTTCGCTGACATTTTTCTTGATGGAACTGAAATTGTCGCTGAATGCACTCAAAACATTCTTCAGATTGTCCTTTGCCACAGTCAGCATGTTTGACAGCGAAGTTGTGAAGCTTGAGAGAACATTGCTCAGAGTGTCTGACACGGTGATTTTTACTGTCGCCAACTGCTCTGTGAATGCAGAATTCACATCACTGAGCGTGCTTTTTGTGGTGCTCTTTGCGGAAGAAAGTTTGTCCGAAAAGAAACCCTTGACCTTATCCAAAGCGCTGGACACATTACTGCTGACATTGGTCATAACGTCTGTAACCGTCGTGGAGATTTTGCCGTAGACATCCACAACGTTGTCGCGCATGGCGTTAAACTTGTCCACAAAGTCGTCCTTGACGCTGGACAGCTTGCTGGTCAGGTCACTTGCCATGGTGCTCATATGGCTCAACACATCGTCAGCCATACCGCTGAACACGCTTAACACGTCCGTGTCCAGCGTGTCCAACCCGTTGACCATGCCCTGGACCAGGTAGTTGCCCTGGTCCTCCATGACCGTGGACGGGCTATGAATGCCAAAGAAATCCTTAATGCCATTCAGAATGCCACTGCCCAGGTCCTTTGCCGCCTGCGTCACCGTGGAAATGCCATTGGTCAGCCCGTCCGCCAGGCCCTGCACGATGTTGAGCGCTGCGTCTGCAATGTCGTCCAGGATTTCCGGCACAGCGTCCACGATTTCCATCAACAGCTCCAGCGCCGTCTCCGCAATGTCGCTTGCGTGCTCGGTCAGTGTGTCCGTGATAGCGCTGATAATATCCGGGATAGCCTCGGCCAGTGCCACCACGATTTCCGGGATTGCGTCGATGATTGCCATCAACAACGTGATGGAACCCTCCAGAATCTGCGGTGTCGCCTCGATCAGCCCGTCAACAATTGCCGTGATGATGTCCGGCAGATTGTCCACGATTGCGTCGATGATCTCGGGGATTGCCTCCACGATGCCATTGAGCATCGTCACTGCGCTGGTGATGATCTGCGGCAGTGCCTCCACCAGGAAGTCCACAATGCTGGTGATGATGTCCGGCAATGCCTCCAACAGCGCCGTGATGATATCCGGGATAGCGTCCACGATGCCCATAAACATGGTGGTCGCACCCTCCAGCACATCCGGCAGTGCCTCAGTCAGAGCGCCGATAAAGTCCACGATCATGTCACCGGCGGCAGAAATCAGGTCCGGTATCGCCTCGGTCAAGCCATCCACAATCCAGGTGACGATTTCCATGCCCTCGCTCAGCAGGTCCGGCAGGCCGTCGATGATGCCTGTAATGACCTCCTGGACCGCCTCGCCGCCGCTGTCCAGCAATTGCGGCAGATTGTCCATAATGCCTTGGATGATGGTTTCCAGCATGGTCCCCGCCGTGTCCAGCAGTGTGGGAAGCATCTCCACCACGCCGTCCACCAGCGACACAATGATCTGGACGCCGCTGCTTGCGATTTCCGGAAGATTATCGGTGATTGCCTCCATGATGACAGTCAGGATTTGGCTGCCGGTTTCAATCACCTGCGGAATCGCTTCATTTAGATTTTCGACGAAGCTATTGACGCCCTCTTTAATAAGCCCCAGGCCGGAATCGCTGTCTCCGGAAAACACAGCCGTCAGGCCATCCATGACGTTTGTGACAGCAGGTAGGAAATCGGACACAATGCCGCGCTGAATACTGTTCATGGCCGTCTGCATGTCCTGCAGGCTGTCCTGGTATGTTGCCGCCGCCTTGACTGCATCATCCGACATGACGCCGCCCAGCTCGTTCACCGTGTCGATCATGGCCTGGGTGTCCTCTGCCGATGTGTTCAGCAGAGCGCCCATTTCCATTGCGCCTTTGCCTAACAGGTCTGTTGCAAGAGCGGTTCGCTCTGTGCCCTCCTCCATGTCTTGCAGGCCATAGATGACGGATTCAAATAGCTCCTCGGTGGACATATTCGCCACCTCGTCCATGCTCAGGCCCAGCGCTTCAAATGCCGCTGTCTGGTCATCTGTTGCGTCCTGCGCCGCGTTGGCCAGCGTCTTAAACGTGGAGGTCATGCTGTCCATCGATGTGCCGGAATGCTGCAAAACAGCGTCCCACTCCTGGTAAAACGACGCCGACACGCCCAGCTTCTGACTGGCCTTGTCGATGTTGTCGCCGTATTCCGCCACCTCGCTGGTTGCACTGACGACCGCCGCACTTGCCGCAGAGACTGCCGTGCCGACAGCCGCCACAGCCGCCGCGCCGGTGGTCGCCGCCGTGCCCAGTGCACTGGTCAGCTTGCTGCCGAACGAGCTGGTTTCCGTGCTCGCGCTGTCCAGCCCACTTTCATACTCGCTGGAATCCAGCGAAATTTTCGCCACCAGGTCAAAAACATCCATTTACGCCTCACCTCCTAGCTTGTCTAGTTTGTTCTGCATATAAGCTATGATCTCATCACCGCTCCGCGTGTCCACTGTTTGCGGGTGCAGCCACCCGTAATACCGCTCGCGGATGTACGCGCCGCCCGAATGCTTCGCCGTGTTCTCGGCCACGCATTTCAGAGCATCGGTGACGTAGATTCTGTATGTTTCCGCCTCCCTGGCCTTTTCCAGTTT